TCTCGAACATCCCCTCATACACGAAAATCGGATTCGTCTCGCCAGGAACCCGTGCCGTCCTGCGCGCTGCGTGCGTCTTGCCTATGGTTTCGCCACATAACCCGGCTGTCCGGGAAGGAGGAGTGGATGAAGAAACAGGAATTGGTTTCGGCCCTGGCCGAAGCCTCGGGCGACAGCAAGGCCGCGTGTGAGCGAGTCCTCGACGCCCTGGCCACTGTCGGCCACGCCGCGCTCTACCGAGGCGAAAGCTTGAGCCTGCCCGGGCTGGGGAAACTCAAGCTCAAGCAGCTGGCGGCCAGATCCATCCAGACGCCGCAGGGTGTGGCCATGGATGTGCCCGCCAGGACGTCGGTCAAATTTCGCCCGGCCCAGGCGCTCAAGGACATGTTGGAGGATGACGCGTGAACAGCGCCCAGGTGCTCGTCATCGACGGCGGTCGTCTCGCGTCCGGGATGCTTAAGGCGCTCAATTCCGCATCCTTGGCCCTGACTGCAGTGGGCATCAACGTCCAAGTCCTGGAAGTTTCCGGGCAGGCCCCGGAGTGGATTCCGCTGGTGCCGGCCGGTCAGGTAGTCGGCCGTGATGGCCGGGAGTGGGTCAACGACAGCCCGCAGCTCGTACTGGATGCGTTCGCCGCCGGTTCCGCTGACCTCCCCCTGGACATGGAGCACGCCACTGAACTGAAGGCGCCCCAGGGAGAGCCGGCGCCGGCCGTCGGCTGGATCCAGGAGCTGCAGATCCGGGATGGCCAGATTTGGGGGCGTGTCGATTGGACCGAGGCCGGGCGCAATGCGGTTGAATCCAAGGCTTATCGGTACATCAGCCCCGTCTTTGTTTTCGAACGGGCGTCCAAGCGGGTGGTGGCGCTCACGTCGGCGGCCCTGACCAACCGCCCGAACCTCTTTTTACAGGCCCTCAATGGGAAGGAGAACAGTATGACTTTGGAAGAATTGTTGGCCGCGCTGGGGCTGCCGAAGGGCACCACATTCGAGGCTGCACTGGCCCATATCGGCAAGATTAAGGGCGACCTGGTCACGGCGACCAATGCCGCCGCCAGTCCGTCCTTGGACAAGTTCGTGCCCCGCGCGGATTACGACGCCGCCCTGGCCCGGGCCACGAATGCCGAGCAGGGCCTGGCCGACCTGAACAAGCAGGCCAAGGACAAGGATATCACCGCCGCCATCGACAAGGCCCTAGCCGAGGGCAAGATCACCCCGGCCACCGTCGAATATCACAAGGCGCAGTGTGCCCAGGAAGGCGGGCTGGAACGCTTCGCCGAATACTGCAAGGCCGCGCCGGTGATCGGCGATCCGTCTAGGATGGACGGCAAGCGGCCCGAGGACCAGGGGAAGGCGCTGAATGCCGAGGAACAGCGCATAGCCGAGATGTTCGGCAACAGTGTCGAAGACCTGCAGAAGTACGGGAAATAAAGGAGTGACTCATGGCTGAGCGCAAAACGGAATGGAAGGATGGGCAACTGGTGCCCTTGGCTGTCGCCGCCTCGACCAAGATCGAGGCCGGTAAGATGGTCGGCCTCAACTCTGCGGGTTACGCGGTCGAGGCTGCGGACACCGCCGGTATCAAGGTCCTCGGCGTGGCCGAGGAGACCGTGGATAATTCCAGCGGTTCCAACGGTGACCTGGTCGTGCGGATCCGGAAGGACAAGGTCTTCAAGTTCAAGAACTCTGCCACCAATGCGGTGGATGTGGCCGACGTCGGCACGCTGGTTTTCGTCGAGGATGACGAGACCGTGGCTGATGTGACCGGCACCAACGGCGTAGTGGCCGGGCGCTGCATTGAGGTTGCCGCTGATGGTGTGTGGGTTGAAATCCCAGCTGCGCCTCAGGTTGCGGCTCAGGCTGCCTCCGCCGCCACGGATGTTGCCGGGCTGAAGACCGACTTCAACGCCCTGTTGACCAAGCTCAAAGCCGCCGGCGTCATGGCCAGCGCGTAAGGAGAATGACGATATGAAAAAGGTTTTTTCGACTCTGTGTGTCTGGGCGGTGCTCATCACCGGCGTACTGATCGCCGCGCCTCTGGCCGGTGTGGCCGAGGCCGGGCACCTGGATCTGGCCGGGCTGGGCATCGGTTTCGCGGGTCTGCTCGTGAACCAGGCGAGCGTCTCCGCTCTTTTCACCAACCTGAAAACCACGTTCAACAAGGCCTTCTCCGAGGCTCCTGCCGTCTGGGAAAAGATCGCCATGAAGATCCCCAGCACCGGGACCCAGAACGATTACGCCTGGATCGAGAACTTTCCGAAGATGCGAAAGTGGATCGGGGACAAGGTCATCAAGGCGCTCAAGGCCGGCAAGTACGTCCTGGTCAACGAGGACTTCGAGGCGACCGTGGCTGTGCGCCGCAATGACATCGAAGATGACAATCTGGGCATCTATGCCCCCCAGGCCCAGAATGCAGGCTTTTCCGCCAAGCAGTGGCCTGACGAGCTGGTCTTTGATCGGGTCAATGGTGCGTTCACCACAGAATGCTTCGACGGCCAGTACTTTGTCGACGATGATCACCCGGTGATCAATCCTGTGACCGGCGCGGCCGTTTCGGTGAGCAACAAAGGCACCAAGGCCCTGAGCTTCGCGACCCTGGCTTTGGCGCAGGGGTCCTACGGCGCGGCCCGTACGGCCATGAAGAAGTTCAAGGATGACGAGGGCCGCCCGCTGAACATCACGCCCAATGTCCTGCTTGTTCCTCCGGCGCTGGAAGACACGGCCCGCGCCCTGCTGAACAATGATCGTCTGGAAGACGGCAAGCCCAACCCTTACAAGGGCACGGCTGAGCTGGTAGTCGACGCCCGTTTGACCTCGGACACTGCCTGGTTCCTTTTGGATACGACCAAGCCGGTCAAGCCCTTCATCTTCCAGGAGCGCAAGTCTCCCGCCTTCGTGCAGCAGACATCCCAGGAGAATGACGACGTGTTCATGCGCGCCGAGTTCAAGTTCGGCTGCGAGTCTCGCGGCGCAGCCGGATACGGATTCTGGCAGCTCTGCTACGGCAGCACCGGCACGGCTTAATCACTGACCTCAGGGCGCGGACACCCCGCGCCCTGATCCGAGGAAAGACATGATCATCATCACTGCAAAAAAAGACGGCTTCCGAAGGGCCGGGGTGTCGCACCCCGCCCGCCCGACCGAGTACCGGGCCGATGCCTTCACCGAGGAGCAGCTGGCCGAACTGCAGGCCGAGCCCATGCTCGTCGTTGAGATCGTCGCTGACAAGCCTAGCGATCCACCGCCACCGGCGGCCCCCGCTCCTGGGCCCGCTCCTGAGCCAGCTCCTGCGCCGGTGCCGGCCGCGGCCTCCGCACCGAAGCCCAAGGCCACCCAGGCCGGGAAGAAGTAATGTACAGCACCGTCGCCCAGATCCTGAAGCTGCTCCCCGAGTACGAGGTCCTGCAGCTGGCCGATGATGACGCCGCCGGGCTGCTCGATGATCCGGCAGTCACCGCCGTGCTTGAGGAAGCCATCGAACAGGCTGACCGGGAAATCGACGCTTATGTCGGAACGGTCAAGCGGGTCCCGCTTTCACCGGTTCCGGCGCTGATTGAAAACTTGTCCATCAAGCTGGCCATCCATCACCTCTACCTGCGTCGCCCCGGCGTCGAAGAGCCGGATACATGGCAACGGGAAACCACCAGGTGCATGCGGCTGCTGGAGGCCATTGCCACCGGCAAGATGGCACTGGGCGCGGAAGAAGGTGCAGCGTCGGGGCCCAGCCAGGGCACGGCGTCATTCACGGCTGGTCGGCGGCTGATGACGAGGAGGACGCTCTGATGTCCGGTCTGTCGATCAAGATCGAGTCCATCGAGATGGAGGCCATGCTGAACGAACTGGCCGGCAGGGTGGATGATTTGACGCCAGTAATGCAGACCATCGGCGAGATCGTCATGGAGCAAACGGACACGGCTTTTGAAACGGGCGTAGGTCCTGACGGGAAACCTTGGCCTGCATCCGGCAGGGCACTGGCCACTGGCGGCCAGACGCTGATCGACACGGCCGTCCTGCGCAATTCCATCAATGTCCTGGCAACAGAGAACCAGGTCGAAGTGGGGACGAACGTTCTGTATGCCGCGATCCACCAGCTCGGCGGGCAGGCGGGGCGCGGAAAAAAAACGCTCATGCCCGCCCGTCCGTTCCTGCCCGACCAGGACAGCCTTGATTGGATCGAGGTGAGGGCCACGCTGCAGGACTACCTGAAAGGAGCATCGTGATGACCAGGTTGGAGCACGAGGACGCGATCGTCGCCATTCTCAAGAAGGCAATGCCTGCGG